ATGCCCGGCGACCTATGGCTCCTCGGAGACCACCGCCTGCTGTGCGGCGATTCCAGCAAGCCTGAGGACGTGGACCGGCTGTTGGGCGGCGCTCCGATCCACCTTGTGAACACAGACCCGCCATACAACGTCAAGGTCGAGCCGCGGAGCAACAACGCCATTGCCGCCGGGCTCAGCTCCTTCACCAACACGCATCACCAGGGACTCGACTTGGCCCGCCATCCCGGCAAGTCCAAGCCTACGCAGAAGAAGCTGCGGGCGAAGGACCGGCCGCTGGTGAATGACTTTGTCTCAGACGAGGCGTTCGACCAAATGCTACACGCCTGGTTCGGCAACATGGCGCGGGTGCTCGAACCAGGGCGCAGCCTCTACATCTGGGGTGGCTACGCGAACGTCGGGAACTATCCGCCAGTGCTGAAGGCCTGCGGACTCTACTTCTCGCAGGCGATCATCTGGGACAAGCAGCACCCCGTCCTCACGCGCAAAGACTTCATGGGCGCGCATGAGTGGTGCTTCTACTGCTGGAAAGAAGGCGCGGCCCACAAGTTCTACGGGCCGAAAAACGTGCCCGATCTGTGGCACGTCAAAAAGGTGAATCCACAGTCAATGATCCATTTGACGGAAAAGCCCGTCGAGCTCGCCGTCCGGGCGATGCAGTATTCATCTCGGGTCGGCGAGAACGTACTGGACCTGTTCGGCGGCAGCGGGAGCACGCTGATCGCGGCCGAGCAGACGGGCCGCAAAGCATTCCTAATGGAGTTGGACCCGCTGTACTGCGATGTGATCGTCGAACGGTTCGAACGCTTCACCGGGAAGAAGGCGGAGTGGATCGCAGTAAGGCGGCCTGGTTCGAGCCGCCGCGTAAAGTCGGCCCACCGCGCATAACGAGGAGATTTATAGGTGATCGTCACTGCCAAGAAGAAATTGGCCATCGGCCGGCGGCGGCAACAGGTTGCCGCGCTGTACCTGAAAGGTTGGTCCCAGACCGCCATCGCGGAGCGTCTCGGCGTTCAGCAGCCCACGGTGTCCCACGACATCCGGCACATCCGCGAGGATTGGCGCGTGTCCGCAGTGCGCGACTTCGACCTCCTCCGCGAGGAGGAGCTGAAGAAGATCACCCTCGTCGAAATGGAGGCCTGGGCCGGCTTCGAACGGTCCCAAAAACCTGCCCAGGAAGCGCGGGTCAAGGAAGGCGACCAGTCCAGGGCCACCAAAACGATGAAATCCCGCACGGGCGACGCGCGGTTCCTGGACGTGGTCATGAAGTGCATCGCCGGCCGCCGGGAGTTGCTCGGTCTGGACCTGGCCAAACCCACGGTCGAAATCCACAACAACGGCGTGCAGCTCGCCGACCTCCTGGAACTGCGGAGGAAGATGCTCCATGAACCCGACTTCGTTGACTACTGCCGAGACCGTGCAATCGACATTGACGCCCGCGCTGTTTGCCCGCTCGACCAGCCAGGGGCGGTGGAAGTTGGTCCGGCACCTGGCCTTGTTGGACCGGGCGATCACGGACACGATCCTGGGGTCGAACCAAGTTCGGCGGCTGATCGTCACGATGCCCCCCAGGCACGGGAAGAGTGAGTTGATCAGCCGCTACCTGCCGGCCTGGTTCGTGGGGACCTTTCCTGACCGCAAGGTGATTCTGGTCACCTCGGAAGCGGACTTCGCCGCCGACTGGGGCCGGCAGGCGCGGGCCGCCCTGGAAGAGAACGCCGGTCTGTTCGGAGTCGCGATCGACCAGGAGTCGCGCGCCGCCAACCGCTGGAACATCAAAGGCCGTGAAGGGGGCATGCGGACCGCCGGGGTCGGCGGCCCCATTACCGGAAAGGGCGCCGACTTGTTGATCGTGGACGACACGATCAAGAACGCCGAAGAGGCGGTGAGTGAAACCTATCGCGACAAGAACTGGGACTGGTGGCAGACGACGGCCTATACCCGGTTGGAGCCGGAGGGGGCGGCCATCGTGGTCCACACCCGCTGGCACACGGACGACCTGATCGGCCGGATCCTGAAAGAGTCCAAGGAGCAGTGGCGAGTCATTAACCTGCCGGCCTTGGCCGAAGAGAACGACCCACTGGGACGCCAGCCTGGCGAGGCCCTGTGGCCGGAGCGGTTTCCCAAGGCCGCCCTGGAGAATATCCGCGACAATCAGGCGTTGTACTGGTGGAGCGCCCTGTACCAGCAGCGGCCCACCAAGCACGGCACCATCGAATGGCCCGGCGAATACTTCGACGACGGGATTTGGTTTGACGAGTGGCCTCTAGCGCCCCTGCTCAAGGTCGTCGCCCTCGATCCCTCGAAGGGCAAGACGGAACGCAGCGACTATTCGGCCGTGGTGATGGTGGGCGAGGACCTGGACGGCACCCTGTGGGTGGAAGCCGACATCGAGCGGCGGCCCGTCGGTCAGATCGTGGCCAGCGCCGCGGAGATCTGCCGGGACTTCCAGCCGGAAGGCTTTGGACTGGAAATCAACTCCTGGCAGGACTTGTTGGCGCAGCCGTTCCTGGAACGGTTCCGCGAGCTGGGACTGGTCCACCTGCCCATCGAATGCATCCACAACCGCGTGGCCAAGGAGGTCCGCATCCGCCGGCTCGATGCCCTGCTGCGGGCCCGGCGCATGCGGTTCCGCACCACGCGGGGAACCAGGCTCTTAGTGTCGCAGCTCAAGGAGTTCCCGCTCGCTGTTCACGACGACGGACCCGATGCGCTCGAGATGGGTGTCCGGCTCTTGGAGCACTACAAGTCGGGCCTGACGCAGCCAGGCCCGGTGATCTTCGAATATGTCACCGCCTGATGATGGATCAAAACACACCCGATGCCGCCGAGACCGTCCGGTCCACGCTGACCCCCGGCCTGTTCGCCCGCACGGCGAGCCAAGAGCGCTGGCTGATGGCGCCGCACCTGGCCTACCTGGACCGGGCGCTGCACCAGGCGGTGACGACGGGCTCCAAACGGCTGATCGTGATGATGCCGCCGCGGCACGGGAAGAGCGAGCTCTGCTCCCGCTACCTGCCAGCCTGGTATCTGGGGACGTTCCCTGATCACCGGGTCATGCTGGGCAGCTACGAAGCCGACTTCGCCGCGTCGTGGGGCCGCAAGGCCCGCACACTCTTGGAAATGCACGGCTGGATGTTCGGGGTTTCGGTCAGCAAGGCCTCCTCGGCCGCCAACCGCTGGGACCTGCAAGGGCGCGAGGGGGGCATGCAGACGGCCGGCGTCGGCGGGCCCTTCACGGGCAAGGGAGCCAACCTGCTGATCATCGACGACCCGATCAAAGGCCACGAGGAAGCCAACAGCCCGGTGCAACGCGAAAAGGTCTGGGACTGGTGGCGGGCCAATGCCTATACGCGCCTGGAACCCGGCGCGATTGCAGTCGTCATCCAGACCCGCTGGCACTCGGAAGATCTAGCCGGCCGGATCCTGGGCAATGCCGAGGAGACCGGCGAACCCTGGACCGTGATCCGCTTGCCGGCGCTGGCCGAAGAGAACGACCCGCTCGGCCGAGCCGTTGACGAGCCGCTTTGGCCCGAGCGCTTCAACCGGGAACATCTCGACGGGATTCGGGGCACGCAGGGGTCGTACTGGTGGTCGGCCATGTACCAGCAGCGCCCCGTGCCCCGCGAAGGCGGGCTCTTCCAGCGCGAGTGGTTCGAGATTGTGCCCTGCCTGCCGGACGGCGTCCGCCGCGCCGTCCGGGCCTGGGACAAGGCCGGCACAGCCGGTGGCGGGGACTATTCGGCGGGTGTGCTGATCGCCCAAGACCGGGGCCTGTACTTCGTCGTCCATGTCACCCGCGGCCAATGGTCGAGCTGGCACCGCAACAACATGATGGCGACCACGGCGGCAGCCGACGACCAGCGGGGCATCCCGCGCTTGGATATCTGGGTCGAGCAGGAACCCGGCTCGGGCGGGAAAGAGTCGGCCGAGTTCACCGTTCGCATGCTGGCCGGCTACACCGTCCGGGCTGAACGGGCGACGGGCGACAAGGAAACACGCTGGGGACCGTTTGCAGCGCAGTGCGAGGCGGGGAACGTGAAGCTCGTGCGCGGCGTCTGGAACAGTTCGTTCTTGGACGAGCTGTGCGCCGCGCCTCACGGATCGCACGACGACCAGATCGACGCCGCGGCGTTGGCGTTCAATAAGCTGGCCCGGCCACTGCGGATCTTTGCCGCGGGGGTCGCGTGAACGCCCCCGTTCCGCCGCCGTGCGCCCCTCCGCTCCCTTTGGCCAACGGCGCCGACCCTCTGCGCCGGCCGCGACGTGGGCCAACCCGGGGCGTCCTGGCGGCCAGCGCCGCGGCCCTGCTGGTCCGCCGGCGTGACGGTCGTTGGTTTCGGCTGCCCTAAATCTCCGAAGGTGGAAAAACGGACCCAAGATGCGCGAACTGGGTCCGAGGTTGCTTGCGATCCGGCGAAACCCGAGGTACTGACTTGGCCGCGGCAAAAGACTCTGCCGTGCTAAGGGCTTTCCACCGCGCCTCCGAGGAACTTCGCCATGCTGCACAGCCAGCGCTCGATCAACCCGACCAAGATTCTGACCCGCAGCGAGTTCGCGGCGGTGCTCGCGGATCTCAAACGCAAAGCGACGCGTTCCCGCAATACGCAACTGAACCTCGTGCTCTTCCGCCTGGCAACGTGCTGCGGCCTGCGGGCCAGTGAGATCGCACAGCTGCAGATCGCCGACGTGCGAGTGGAGCCGGCGCGGCCACATCTGCGGATTCGCCGTGGCGCCGCCAAAGGCGGCAAGTCCCGGATCATTCCGCTGTGGTGGGACGCCGGAACGCTCGCGGACCTGGCTGCCTGGAAGGCTGATCGCCTGAAGCAGGGCGCCGACTATACCGAT